TGTGCCGAATATGCCGACCATGCCCCCCGTGGAGGACCTATGAAAAAGACTGAAAAGGAAACACAAGAGAATATCAAGCAACTTATTCAGATCAGGGACGATGTTGCTACTTCTCCTGCGGTAAGAATCCAGGCAATCCAGACCTTGCAGAAGATTTTGGACAATATGGGAGCTTCCGCAGGGAATGACCAGCCGTCGGCTGCAGATATTATGTCTAAGATAAGGGGAACCAAGAAGTGAAAGGCATAGATTACTTAAGAAATAAACTTGAATGTAAGAGAACTAGGGGTCTTTTGCGTTACAGATACTATGAGCAGAAGCAGACTGCTCAGGATCTCGGTATCTCTACTCCACAGGGTTTAGAGTGGTTCACTACGATCAACGGTTGGTGTACCAAGGCAGTAGATAATCTTGCAGATCGTTTACAGTTCGATAAGTTTGATAATGACAATTTCGGCTTTACCGAAATGTTTAATCAGAATAACCCTGACATATTCTTTGATGATTCAATGTTATCTTCTCTTATTACCGCAAGTTCATTTGTTTATATTACCCGAGGCGGTATCAATGAAGCAGATGATACAAAGAAAATGCGTTTCCAGGTAATTGACGGAACCAACGCCACGGGTGAGATAGACGACTTTACGAAGTTGCTGTTTGAGGGCTATGCGGTTTTGGAACGTGATAAGAATGATCATGTTGTTACCTATGCCTATTTCCAGCCAGGAAGAACAGAGGTTTACCACACGGGCGAAAAGGAGCCATTTGCGGTAGAAACTTTTAATTCAAGATATTGTGCTCTGGTTCCGATTATCTATAAGCCAGACGCAAAGAGGCCCTTTGGTCATTCCAGAATCAGCAGGGCTTGTATGGACTATGCTAAGTCTGCAATGAGAACTGTTAAGAGATCAGAGATTTCTGCAGAGTTCTATTCATTCCCTCAGAAGTACGCTACTGGTTTAAGCCAGGACGCAGAACTGCTTGATAGTTGGCAAGCCACTATGAGTGCTATGTTGACCTTTACGAAAGACGAAGACGGGGAAAAGCCTACATTGGGACAGTTCCAAATGGCTTCATTTACCCCACACGTTGAACAGTTAAAGGCTACGGCCTCAATGTTCGCAGGTGAAACGGGCTTGACGCTCGACGATCTGGGCTTTGTTACCAGCAATCCTTCAAGTGCCGAGGCTATCAAGGCTGGACATGAGGGTTTAAGGCTTGCAGCAGTAAAAGCGCAGAGGTGTTTCGGTGTCGGTTTTAAGAACGTTGGCTATATCGGTGCTTGTATGCGTGATAACCGTGATTATCAGCGTGAAGAACTGTTTGAAACCAAGGTTTTATGGAAGCCTACATTCGAACCTGATGCTCAAATGTTGTCGGCTATCGGTGACGGTGTTATCAAACTTAACCAGGCCTTATCTGATGGCGGTTATATTGACGGTGAGAGATTAAGAAGACTTACGGGTATTGAATAATGGCTCTGAAGTACGAAGATATCAAGCAAGAGTTTATGGATACGGTCAACAACGACCAGGTGTGCCAGAAACTCTATGCGAAGATCAGGAGTGGCGACGCTTCATATAAGACTGGCTCACAACTTGCAGCCAGGATAGGTGAGGATTTAGGTAAGGTCCTTAAGAAGTATGCTCCACAGACTTCGGTATATGAATGGGACCTCAACGATCTCCTACCGAAGTCGCTTGGTCTGGACCATCAAATGGTTATAACGGCTTGTAATCAGATACAAGAGCAAATGAATAAGGACGCAGGCCTCGGAATAAAACCCAAGAGCCCGAAGTTCGACTGGAATCGTGTCGACGGCATGATCAAGGAACTTGAAGAACACGCTGACAACTTCCAGGACATTGAAAAGAGCTTCTGGGACCAACTTGCTAACTTCTCGCAGAACATAGTCGACGATAGCATTCGTGATAACGCTCAAATGCTGGCACGTGCTGGGGTTAAAACCCAGGTCATAAGGCAGGCCGAGTTTAAGGCTTGTCCCTGGTGCCGAGATGTTGCAGGTGTTTATGACTATACCGAAGTTAAGAACCAAGGCAATGACGTGTGGCGTAGGCATGAGAATTGCCGCTGCACTATTGACTATATAACTGAGTACAACGGCTCAATGTATAGAGAACGTACGGGTGCTGGAATCGGTTTAAGGGTTCCGCAACAGTAGTGAGGTGATGACCATGCAGACACATTCACGCGATAAACCTAAGGAGGATTTAATAAATAATGACCAGTAGTAGGACGGGCAACCCGATTCCTACTACTTCTGTAATTCTGCCATACGATAAGTCGTATGGAGATGAAGCAGTCCAGTTATATAACCTGAGCACTAGCGTCTGTCTTGAATGGCAGGCGTTAATGCTGTCTGACATTATGGCGGTCAACGAGGACGGACTTTGGATCCATACCAAGTTCGGATATTCGGTTCCCCGACGTAATGGTAAAACGGAAATTCTTACCGAGCGTGAGATATGGGGCCTATTTAACGGTGAACATATACTTCACACTGCCCATTTGACGGACACGGCCCACACAGCTTGGGAAAGACTTAAAGCACGGCTCGAATCCATAGGTGTCAAGATCAAAACCTATAAAGGTTATGGTCGGGAACGTATCGAACTTCCAGACACAGGTGGCCTTATTGAGTTCCGTACGAGAACCAGTGCTGGTGCTCTTGGTCAAGGATATGACCTTTTAGTTATAGACGAGGCCCAGGAGTACACGACACAGCAGCAGACAGCACTCAATTATGTAGTATCCAGTTCGAAGAACCCTCAGACAATTATGTGTGGTACGCCACCTACGGTAGTCAGTTCGGGTACGGTATTCCGTGATTTCCGTGACAAGACACTGCAAGGTGAAAATATCAATGCTGGTTGGGCTGAGTGGTCCGTAGATCATAAGACCGACGTTCATGATAAGGAAGCCTGGTATGAAACCAACCCGTCCCTCGGAATTATCTTCACAGAGAGAATTATCCAGGACGAGATAAATGGTGATGACATTGACTTCAATATCCAGCGTCTTGGTTTATGGATACGTTATAACCAGCAGTCCGCTATAAGCGCACCTGATTGGGACGCTCTCAAAGTTGAGGCACTGCCCAAGTTTACTTCCCCGATATTTGCGGGTGTTAAGTATGGGCGAGACGGACAAAATGTCTGTCTGTCGATTGCAGTCAAAACCGAAGATAAAAAGATTTTCGTTGAAGCGATTGATTGCAGAGATCAGCGAGAGGGCAACGACTGGATAATCAATTTCTTACTTAAATGCAAAGCGAAAACGATCTTGGTAGACGGTGCTTCTGGGCTCGAAACATTCCAGAGGGAATGCAAAGAGCAAAAGCTCAAGAACGTTAATAGTGCAACAGTTAAGGAAATTGTTCAATCATCTTCCGACTTTGAAACTGCCATAGCGAATAAGACGCTCTGCCACAAGGGTCAGCCTGGACTTAGACAGTCCGTGACCAACTGTAAGCACAGAGCAGTCGGTTCAGGTGGCGGTTATGGCTATCAGACCCTAAACGACGACATAGAAGTTGCGTTGATAGAGTCTGCTGTTTTGGCAACTCACGCCTGCTCGACCTTCAAAGAAGTCAAAAAGCAACGCGTCGGTTACTAAATATATTTACGTTACCGAACGGGAAATCGGGGAAAGGACAACACCATGTCAGAACAAATTCAGGAAGGCTTTAAGCCTATCAACACCCAGGAAGAACTTGACAAGATAATCACAAGTCGCTTGGCAAGAGATCGTGAAGCCACGGCAAAACGCTACGAGGGTTGGGTATCACCCGAAGACCATCAGTCAGCAATAGATAACGCTAATAAAGCACTTGAAGATTACAAAAAGGCTCATGAGGGTGACGAAAAGACAATAGCAGACCTCACAGCAAAGAATAAGGCCTACGAGACGGCTGCAACAAAGTCTCGGATTGCACATGAGGTCGGTCTTTCCTTTGAGTGGTTAGACAGAATCAAGGGCGACGACGAAAAGTCAATCCGTGAGGACGCTGAATCACTCAAAAAGTTAGTAGGCGCAGGAACAAATAACCTCATGCCTACCAAAAACTCAGAAGCTGGCGGGGATTTTGATAAGAGCAATGCTGCTTTAAGGTCAGTCCTCAACGGCATAAAAAACAACTAAATTTTATAGGAGGATGCATTTATGGCATTTACATCAGCAGGATTCCCTTCGGAATTAGTAAAGGAAGTATTCGTAGCAGCAAAGGGTAAGTCTTCTATCGCTAAGCTCAGCGGTATGACACCTATCGCATTCAGCGGCACAGATATCATGGTATTCGCTCTCGACGGCGAAGTTAACCTTGTAGGTGAGGGTGCTGCAAAGGGCCAGCACACAGGCGGTAACGACGTTATCAAGATGGTTCCTCTTAAGATCGAGTACGGTCAGAGAGTTTCTAACGAGTTCGTTAAGTGCTCTGAGGAAAAGCAGATCGAATACCTCAACGCTTTTAAGGAAGGTTTCTCTAAGAAGATCGCTCGCGGTCTCGATATCATGGTTATGCACGGTACAAACCCTGCAACAGGTTCCGCTTCTGCTCTTATCGGCACAAACTCTTTCGATACAAACGCAGCAGTTAACACTGTAACATACGTTCCCGCTACACCTGACCCTGAGGGCAATATCGCTTCTGCAGTTGGTGCTCTCGGTGATTATGACCTCAACGGTATCGCTATGGACAAGACTTTCTCCGCAGCACTCGCTGATCTTAAGGTTAACGGTGTTCCTCAGTATCCTGAACTCGGTTGGGGTGGTCAGCCTGAATCCATTAAGGGTGTTCCTACTTCTATCAACAGCACAGTATCTGTTGTTACTGGTGAGCATGCTTACCTTGGTGACTTCGAGGGTGCTTTCAAGTGGGGTTATGCAGATCAGATCAACCTCGAAGTAATCGAGTACGGTGATCCTGACAACTCTGGTAACGACCTCAAGGGCTACAACCAGGTTTACCTCAGAGCAGAGGCTTGGATTGGTTGGGCTATCCTTGACGGTGCTGCATTCGTAAGAATCGAGGAATAATCCATGAAATACCGCAACGTTAAGACAGGACAGATTATTGACGTTCCTTCTGAAGTAGGCGGTTCTAATTGGGAATTAGTCGGTGGTAAGCCCGTAAAGGAAACTGCCACCGTTTCTAATCAAGATGAGCCGACGGTTAAGAAACCAAGGAAGTCAAAGAAGAGTTAAGAGGGCTAGATAATGGACTATGCAACAGTTACAGACATTACAAGACTGAAACGTTCACTTTCCCTTGACGAACAGAGCAGAGCCGCAGCACTTATACCTGAAATCAGTAATGCAATAAGGTATGAAGCGCAGAAGGTCGGAAAGAACTTCGACGAAATGGTATTTGCCTCAGAATTGGGAGCCCAATGGGACCTTTTCAATGGCGACGGCAGCACTACGGAGTTTACGCTTTCCGATACGCCCACTGGCGTTATTACTGTTATGATCGGCAATGCGGTCTGCACGGCCTATACTCTCAATGGTGACGAAATCACGTTTGACGAAGCACCAGCAGACGAAGTAGAGATTCTGGTGTCATATCAGTATCGCATTCTTCTTCATAGGGCAAAGGCAGTAACTGTTGATGTAGTCATGAGGGAACTGAACACCCCTGGTAATCAACTTCCCGCAACTTCGTTCAGCGAGAGTGCAGGCAGTGTATCTCAGTCATTTACACTGCCAAATTCAAGCGGTGCCGTTAAACTTTGGCCCTCTGATCTGAAGGCTCTTGGATTAAAGCGTCAGCAACTTGACGCTATTAGTCTTATGAAAACAAGGCCTCAACCTCCTCCGTGTCCAAAAAGGTGGTGATAATATGCTCCCGTCTTTTTGTAAAGATACCGTTACACGTATCAGACCTGGAACAAAGGATTCCAGAGGTTCGACTATTCCAGATTGGGATTCCGTTACAACCGCTAAAATCGAAGGTTGCTCTATGCAACCTGCAAACACTTCGTTGTCCCAGGACGGTAGAGTTCTTGGAATAACCGATACATATACGCTATTTGCACCACCCAACGCAGATATAAAGGCTGGGGACCATATTGTATATCACCACCCGACATGCGGAGACCTCGAATATGAGATTGACGGTGATGTACCTTTTCAGCCTAGTGCTACTGGCAGACTTGATCATTTGAATATCACCTTAAAGAGGTATAGAGGATGACAAACAACCCCAGAATTAAGTTTAATTCCGCTGGCTTCAAAGCACTTTTGAATACAGAAGAAACTCATAAGTTGGTTGAGACCGTAGCACAAGACATAGCGGATAAGGCAAATAGCAATTATGGCGGTGACGGGTTTGAAGTTACCACAAAAGTCGGTGGTTATGGTGGTGGACGTTGGATAGGGTTTGTTACGGCAACAGATAAGGATTCATTAAAGGCGGAATCAGAAGATTCTGCTTTAACGAGGGCATTGCAATGAATATTAACAAAGCGGTTGATATTGAAAATGAAATTCGTCTTGCATTAGATGATTACTTTGAAGCCTATTGCCGACCTCTGCCAGAAACTTACGGTTTACCTAATGTGTTGGTGGAACAAACTGGCGGAACAACTTCAAATACCATCGATACTTTCCAGATCAAACTTTCAATCAGAGCCAAGACCGACGAGGAAGCTCTTAATACTATGCACGACGTTATCGGAGTGTTGGAGTATCAGGCTGCCCGTCAGTTTGGTGCTTTACGGCATTTCTCTGTGAACAGTATGGCGAGTTGGGGTTCGGATCCAGTAAGGCCTGACTTAAAACTTTGTACGGTGACTGCAATGGTTGTTGCTCATCGTGAAAAATATGAAATTTCAACTAGGAGGAACTAAATTATGGCTAGCAATAGCGTAAATCTTGGAATTGGACTTGCTACAGGCATGTTCTACACAGCTCCCGCTGGTACAGCACTTCCTACTTCTCCCATGACTGCTCCTGGCAGTGCTTGGACAAGTGCTGGTGCTATCACAGCCGACGGTATCACATGGTCAACAGGTAAGGATTCCGAGCCTTTAAGAAACTGGGCTAAGGAAACAGAAAGACTTGTTGGTTCCGAAGAGGGTGGTACAGTTACCGCTCCGATGATGTATACAACAGAGGCAACTCTTAAGACAATCTTCGGTGCAGACAACGTAACAGTAACTGCTGCAACACAGACCGACGGTAACATTGTTTCCGTAACAGTAGCACCTGGCGTATCTGCTTCACCTATGGCTTTCCTTTTCCTTATGAAGGACGGAGACGATATGCTCATGCTCGGTACTGAAAAGGGTATCGTTCGTGAGGTTGGTGATATTACTTTCGCACCTACTGACGGTATCACTTGGGAAGCTACTATCGAGGCAGCTTCTTGGACATTCGTTAAGGACGACGGCCAGACTACAACTTAATATTTAAGGAGATTGAACCATGCCTAAATACTCACTTACTAGAAAAGATAAATCCTATTTAACCATTGAAATCGAGGGTAAGACCTACAACATTCCGCTTGCTACTACTTTGAAGCTCAAAGAGGTACGTAAGTTTATGAAACTCGGTAAAAAGACCGAAGAAGAACAGTTGGACTTCTTGCTCGATTTCTTTGGACATTACCTGGGGGACGAGATCATTGACGAAATGACTATTCCCGATATCCAGGAACTCTTTGCCCTCTGGGGTAAAGCAAACGAAGAAGCAGGGGGTCCGACACTGGGGGAATCCTCGGCCTCGCAAGATTCGTAAATGATCATGGCGAGGCTATTGATTACGACCTTCTGACCCGAACTGCATATTCGCTCGATGACGTGGGGGGAACTCTATCTTGGGGTTCCCTCCATTCTTTTATCAAGAATCTTGGCACGGACAGTGCTCTGGCTAGGGAACTTGGTAAGAGTACGGGGTGGGAAGACACCCAAAAGACTAATCAGATTTTGGCAGATATATATGACCTGCTTCAAGTCATAGCCATCCTGATCAGTCATAAACGCAAGAGAATTACGCCTTACCCAAGACCAGGTAAGGATAAAAATAATCGCAAGATCGGTAAGGGCGCAATGCCTTTAAACGAGTTGAGCGAGTGGTTCAGAAGAAAGCGAGAGAATTATGGCAAACGGTGAGCACATTGAACTTGCAAAAGCGTATATCACTGTAATACCTTCGCTTGAGGGCGCACAAGCCAATATTACCAAGGAATTGACAGGGGCTACCGTTGAAGCCAGCGATAAGGCTGGTAAGGAAAGCGGTACAAAGTTCGGAGAATCCTTTTCCAAGACCTTGAAAACGGCTAGTGTGGCTATCGGTGCTGCATTAGCGGGTGCTGGTGCTGCAGCAGTTACTGCTGGTAAGCAATTTGTCCAGGCCGCAAATGACGTAAGTGCTATGGGAGATAGCATAGGCGACAATGCGGCCAAGATGGGCATTTCCACAAAAGCCTATCAGGAGTGGGACTTTGTATTAAAGCGAGCAGGATCCTCGATAGACGCTATGCGTACTTCAATGAAGACCTTGCAGAATGCCGCTGCTGGTAACAATGACGCATTTAAGGAACTTGGTATAACCCAAGAAGAATTGCAGACGCTTAGTCCTGAACAGTTATTTAACAGAACGGTATCTGCCCTTCAGGGAGTTGAAAACACTACCCAGCGTACTGCGTTAGCCTCTAAGTTACTTGGTAAGGGTGCTGTTGAACTCGGTGGTATCTTCGATATGACCGCAGAAGAAACAGAAGCCGCCAAGCAGAAAATGTATGAACTCGGTGCCTATATGGACGAGGACGCTATTGCTGCGTCTGACAACTATCAGGACACCATGCAAGATATGCAAGACTCGATTACTGGGTTAAAGACTAAGGTAATCACTGACTTCTTACCAGGCATGACCTCGGTAATGACAGGTGTTTCCAAGGTGTTCTCAGGAAAGGGTGGCGTTGAGGAAATCCAGAGCGGTTTACAGACGGTTATACATAAGATCACCACAATGGCACCTCAATTTTTGCCTGTGGCTCAAACCATAATAACCTCTTTAATATCAGGTTTTGGACCTATGATACCAGACCTGACCGCTGCAATTTTTTCGGTAATCATTACGGCTATCTCTACGATAACTTCTATGATACCTTCCATGATGCCCTCGATAATTTCGGGTATTCAGGGAATAATCCAAGCGACTATTTCGGCACTTCCAGTCATAATCAGCGGTCTTACACAGTTGATCATGGCCCTAGTACAGTGGCTATCCTCGGATGGTGTCGTTCAGGATTTGGTTAACGGTATCGTGCAAATGGTTACTCAGTTAGTAAATTCATTTGCAATGATTTTACCGATACTGTTGCCAGCGATAGTAACAATCATTTCCGAAGTCTGTAAGGCCCTGACGGAACCAGCAAACGTGAAATTACTGCTTGATGCGGTTCTCACGCTGGTAGGTGCTATCTTTGTAGCCCTTGTCAACTGTGTCCCAGAATTGATCGAACTCGTAAAGGGCGTTCTGTTAAATCTTGGCGACCTTTTGGGCGATTTCTTATATTGGGTTGTTCCGATAGTTGCAAATGGAATTGGCAAGGTAGTCGATACCGTCAAGTCCTGGGGAACTGCGATCAAGACCTTTATAAGCAACCTCATAACAGGCATAAGGGACGGTATTACTTCCTGGATTTCCAACCTCAAGGCTAGTATCGTTACGGGCTTTAACTTCATTAAAGATAAGATATCCAGCATTCTTGGCAATATCGGTGATTTTGTAAAGTCGGTTATCGACAAACTCAAAGAATTGCCGACCAAGGCCGTAAATATCGGTAAAGACCTCATTCAGGGCTTGATCGACGGTATCAAGAAAATGGCTACCAAGGCGGTTGATTCTGTCAAGGACGTTGGTAAGAGCCTCGTAAACGGCATAAAGGGAGTTCTGAAGATCGGATCCCCGTCAAAGGTATTCGAGCAGATCGGTGAATTTACGGCCGAGGGCTTTGCTATCGGTTACGAAGATCAAATGGCTGATTTCAAGAACGATATGGCAATGGGTATGAATGGCTTAACAGCTTCTATGGTTGCTGATATCTCTGCGTACGCTCCTGATAACTACGGTGGTTCTGGTGATACCTATAACGGTGGAGCCATAACGATCAATGTTTATGGAGCAGAAGGCCAGAGCATTAAGGACCTTGCCCAGGAGATTGCATACAGACTTGAATCTATGACAAAGAGGAAGGAAGCAATTTATGCCTAAACTTTTCGATAATGCCACAAACACGCAAGGCGTGATTGTATATGGCGGTGAGTCCTCAAGCGGCTATGGCATGGTGGTCGCTGAGGCTCCTGCTTATGAAAGACCTAAACGAAAAGAAACCATATATACCGTGCCAGGAAGAAACGGAGCGATCATATTCCAAGAGGACGCTTGGGAAGACGTGCCGAGAACCTACAAAGTATGGCTGGCAGAAGATAGTAATGACAGTCTTGTAGAAAAGGTTGATGCCTTTGAAGCATGGCTTAATGCTCAGAACGGATATACCAGGCTTGAAGATAACTTCGAGCCTGACGTATACCGCTTGGCTTACTATTCTGGTGGTATCGGTTTTACCAATAATCTCACGCAGTATGGTGAGGCTACGCTTAGTTTTACTTGCAGAGCGGAAAGATTTCTGAAAAGCGGTGAAACAGCCGTTACTGTTACTAATGGTTATACCTTAGTAAATCCTACGAAGTTTGCCAGCAAGCCGCTTATACATATCGAAGCAACTAATCAGACCGTTTCCATAACCATTAAGGGTAAGACCATTACGGCCGAAGTAGCTGATTATATCAACATTGATTGCGACCAAATGAACGCGTACAGACTGGTTGCAGAAAACAGAAATTCAAAGATTTCGGGACCGTTCCCTACGATAGCACCTGGAAATAACACGATAACCATTACGGGTACTACTTCTTTGGTAACTATTACACCGAGGTATTTCAGTATATGATTCCGATACTCTATCAGACGATTACAGAAGGCTCTGTGCCTACACATTATGGATTAGGTGTACTGACCGACTGTCTGTCGTGTGAGGTCAGTGAAGAAAGAAACGGTGCGTATGAGCTTACGCTGTCTTATGCAGCACAAGGCATTCATGCTGCTGATATCCAACTCAACCGTTTTATCATGGCTAAGCCTAACTTTACGGACGACCCTCAAATCTTCCGTATCTATAAGATTGGCAAGACCATGAACGGTCGTTTTGAGGTTAGCGCACAGCATATTTCTTATGATCTGAGTGGAAAGGTTATAACCAGCGGTACGGCAAATAATATTGCTACTGCTTGTGCTTTGCTTATGGCGCAGGCTGGTGGCTTTACTATTGATACAACAAAGACAACAGTAGCAAACTTCGCAATAACGGAACCGTCCTCTGTAAGATCATGGTTCGGTGGTAAGCAGGGCAGTTTACTTGACGTTTATGGTACTGGTGAATGGAAGTACGATAACTTCCATTGCCGACTTATGACTTCAAGAGGTGCTGACAGAGGAATGCAGATCAGGTATGGTAAGAATCTTACTGATTTAAACCAGGACCTCAACTGCTCAAACCTTTATACCCACGTTGTATCTTACTGGAAAGACGAAACAACTGTTGTTATGGGAAATCAAGTGGCAACTGGTTTGTCGCTCGATACTAATAAAGTCTTGGTCTATGACGCTTCGTCAGACTTTGAAGAAGCTCCGACAAGTGCAGACCTTGACGCTTTTACTTCAACATATATCAGTAGCCACAATCTCACGGCACCGACTAACAATATCACTTTGAACTTCCAGCAGAGCGGTACGCTTGTGGAACGAGTTGATCTGTGTGATACGGTTACTGTTTATTTTGAGGCTCTTGATATTACAGCCAAGTTTAAGTGTATCAGGACCAAATGGGACGTTTTGGCTGAGAGATATATCGAAAACGAGTTCGGGGATCCTAGAGGGAGCATAACCGATACGATTGTTTCCGAGAATGCTGCTATTACGCAGACAAGCAATATTGCTCAGCAGGCAATTAGGATTGCAGAAACGTCAATAACAAGTGTTGATGTTGAGTATGCAATGAATCAGAGCTCAACAACAGCACCGACTACTGGTTGGTCGACAACACCACCTACTTGGCAGGAAGGCTATTACATTTGGACGAGAACAAAGACTACTGCTTCAAGCGGAGTAAGTTATTCAACTCCATTCTGCATTAGCAGCAGTACAGAGGGTCCTGCAGGTGTTGGTATCAGCAGCATTGTGGAACAGTATTATCTTTCCACAAGTGATCAGACACCGACAGGCGGATCCTGGTCCAATACTCAGCCTGCCTGGGAGAGCGGAAAGTATATTTGGACACGTTCGTTTATTACTTGGACGGATAGCACAACTTCATATACTACTCCGATACTGGCCTCGGCAATCAACTCTGCCAATGAGTTGGCTAATTCTAAGCGGAGAGTTTTTACAACTACGCCTATACCGCCTTACGATAACGGAGACCTTTGGATAAACGAAGAAAAGATTCTTTACTGCATTACTCCGAAGTCGGCAGGCCAAGCATATAGCGAAGACGATTGGACTGCCATTGATACTGTCGACAGCGTTACTCTTGAAGACGCTATTGCACATGCTACCGCTTGGATAACAGGTGGTAATGGCGGTTATGTAATCATTCATAGGGATGCAGAGGGCAGACCTTATGAATTGTTAATATCCGATTCAGAAAACATTACTGCTAACACCGCAAGGATTTGGCGTTGGAACATCAATGGTCTTGGCTATTCTTCAACTGGATATGACGGTACATTCATTCCCGCCATTACATCAGACGGTCGTATCGTAGCAGATTTCATTTCTACTGGCGTACTGGATGCCAACAATATTGAGGTTAGAAATCTCAATGCAACTATGTTTACTGGTGCAATGATTCAGCTCGGTGGTTATCAGAACCAGGACGGAACGTTGGTTCTCAAAAACTCACAGAACAATATCATTGCCGTTCTCGATACAAATGGTATGGAGTGCTTCGGTGAGCCAGTCAACGGAGTAACACCCTCAGTCGTTTTTGATAAGAACGGTGTTACTGGATATTCGGATAAGGACAATAAATCAACCTCAGCGATCTTCTGGACACATGCAGATGAGTTCCACATGAAGAACAGCGTAGTAGAGAATGAGGCTTCATTCGGAAGCGAGATAAGGTTTGTACCTCTTGATAACGGAACAAACAAAGGAACAGCAATAGTTAAGGTGGTCTGATATGGCTAACAGTGGCAATTTTAATACAAATAAATATTCCACACAGTATAACGGTACTATCGGATTGAACCTGTCCTGGTCTATCACTTCCCAGAGTACCGCAGACAATACGTCTACTATCCACTGGGTACTGAAATCAAACGGATCCATGTCTAGTGGCTACTACGTTAAAGGCGGACCTATTACTGTTACAATCGGTGGTGTTACTGTCCTTAACATAACATCGAGAATCAACGTAAACGGTAGCGGTGGTTTTACCAGGAACGGAAATATCACGATCACTCATGACGAGCACGGTGATAAATCCGTATCAATGTCGGTCAGGGCTGCTCTTTATTCCGCTTCAGTTAACTGCACAGGTTCAAAGACGTATGCTTTGGACCATATTGACCGATATGCTATTATCGACTCCGCTACGGACTTCAATGATGAGGGCAACCCTACGGTTGTTTATTCCAACCCAGCAGGCAGTGACCTTACTACTGATATTTATGTACGCTTGAAGTGGCTGAATGTCGACGGGGTTACGGAAGAATATACCTCTTGGAGTTCACAGTTAAGTGACGATGGTGGCACGTATACCTTTGATCTGGACAGTTATCGTTCTGCTTTAAGAGCGGCTAGTGCTAATTCCAATACTTTACCCGTTACGGTTGATCTCAAATCAACAATGAACGGTACGGAGTATCACGATACTAAGGTTATCACCATGAGTATTGTTAATGCTAGCCCTGTAGTAGGTAGTATCACTTATTATGATATGAATTCAAGTGTGCGCTCAATTACTGGTGATGGTGAAATCATTGTCCAATTACAATCCACCTTAAATATTGACCTAGTTAGTGATGCAGCCTTAAAGGGTGCTAGTATTGTTTCCCGTTGGTTAAATTTCAATGGAGAGGATATTGAAATAACCCAACTTGGGGGTGTCGATATTGTTAAACCATCTTATTCGGGAACATTTACAGCAACTATAACGGTTACGGACAGCAGAGGTAATAAGGCAGCGGCGACAAGAACTATTACTATAACTCCTTGGGCGCAACCAACTGCACAATGTACTTTGGAACGTGTAAATGGATTCGAAACTAATACGACTCTGACAGTAAATGCTACCTATTCCGCCATAGGAAACAATATCCTATGGATAGAAGAACGGCATCGTATTGTTAATGGTACTTGGAGTTCTGCTTCTTCCGTACCAGCTAATACTCCTACAACATTATCACTTGATAATACAAAAGAATGGGAAGTAGAAGTATCTGTTTGGGATAGTTTTTCAACGATAGATAATCCTACCATCTACACCCTAACAGTAGGTAAAGGCATACCGATCATGTTTATTGATACGGATATGAGTTCTGTCGGAATACACGGCTTTCCAGATGCCGACAATCAACTCTATGTAGGCGGAAGCATAAAGGCTACTGGAAATCTTGATCTGCAAGGGCATCTATCGTTTGACGGCTTTAAGGTCCGATTACATTCAATCGGCCCCAGGACGGTTGCTGCAACTTCTGGGGGTGGCGGTAACGTCTACTATGCTGAATATACCGAGGATATTACGTCATTAGGGTTTACCAATGTGTACTACGTCTTTGGTTCATGCAGCAGGACCACAGGAACTAATATGTCAATGATCAGTATTGAAAGTTATACAAATACTGCGATCAATTACGCAATTTACCGTCAAACTTCAATGAGTTTAGCGAATCACATGACATGGTTCTTAATTATCGGAGATTAAAAAAACTATATGCAGGAGGAATACGATAAATGTTCAAGATTGAGGACGACAACAGAGTTACCTTGACGAGGGGTGATACCTGTGCCTTTGATGTCGAGATCAAGACTGATAGTGGGGCAACCTATATTCCTATCGAAACAGACGTGATCACGTTCACCTTGAAGAAGGATTCGAAATCTTCGGTCGTGCTTATTAAAAAGACTGGTACGACCATAGTGTTGAATCCTGAGGATACTCGTTCATTGAAGTATGGTAACTATCTTTACGACGTAACACTCACTACTGTAAGCGGAGCAGTATATACGATTATTCCACCTACCGAATTTATTCTGGCGGATGAGATTCATTGGGAAAGGGGAAATTAAATGCCTAATTCAGAAGAAATCCTCCAGAGGGAAAATCTGCACGGCTCTTTAGTCGTATCACCATATCTCTCTTATGAAGCAGGAGAGAACATACAGATCAACGGTAATGTCATTTCCGCTACTGATACTACCTATTCCGCAGGAGAAAACATTGATATAAGCCAAGAGAATGTCATTTCTGCTACTGATACAACCTATCAGGCAGGACAGGCAATAACAATCACAGGAACCACTATCAACAGTACGCCAGATATCGCAACAAATCTCGATATCAGGGAGTTATTCAACTAAGTATTTCTTTAAGGAGGAAATATATATGTCTAACAAATTACTTGACCTGAACGGCCTCAGCTACTTTAAGTTGCAGCAGGATGCTTACAATGCATCAACCTATGCGGCTGCTGGCTCAGTTCCTACAAAAACCTCAGACCTCACAAACGACAGTGGCTTTATCACTTCTGCTGCTTTGCCGACGGTCAATGATGCTACTTTGACAATCACGAAGAACAGCACTTCAGTAGGAACATTTACTGCAAACGCTTCTTCTAATGTAACAGTAGATATCACAGTACCTACGGCAACGTCAGACCTGACAAATGATAGCGGATTTATCACAGCTTCTTCTTTGCCTACGGTCAACAATGCCACGCTTACTATTCAGAAGAACGGCACTAATGTTCAGACTTTTACAGCTAATGCTTCTTCTGACGTAACTGCTAATATCACAGTGCCTACGGTTGTATCTGATCTTACCAACGACGCAGGATATCAGACAGCATCTGATGTAACTACGGCAATCAATAGTGCTATCTCTGGAATCACAGGTATCTCTTTTGAAGTAGTTCAGCAACTTCCTGCAACAGGCGATGCTGGTACTATCTACCTTGTATCTCACGGCGGTTCTGGAACTGATATCTATGACGAGTATATCTACTACAACAACGCTTGGGAAAAGATTGGCTCTACGGCTGCAGACTTCACCAACGTTGCTTACTATGATTCCGTAAACAATCAGCTTTCCGCTAACAGCACAATGTTCTGGGAGATTGCCAGCAATCAAGATATCGCAGCCCTCTTTGCTTAATATCAGGAGGAATGGCTATGAGTAACAAGCTCATTGATCTCAATGCCTTATCAGCATACAAGACAAGTTCTGACGCGAAGTATCAGGATAAACTTACGGCTGGCAGCAGTATATCTCTAACCAATAATGTGGTATCGGTTGCACCGACTTTGGTGGATGTTGAATTGAATAGTAAAACAGTAGGAAATAATACCGTTGTGGAAGTCGGAAGTGTAACACTTGCGCCTGGAAATTACGTCATTGTATATTCTTGTGAGTTTTCTTCGAATTCTTCTGGTTATAGGCAATGTGGTTTTTCGACTAATACTACTGATATAACAGGATTTGGTCGAAGTTGGGGTGATACTCGAAGTCCTGTTACTACATCTAGTGTAGGCACAACAACACGTGTCGATGGCGTTTTTGATGTTTCAGCGACAGATTACCCTAATGGGAGAACATTTTACTTTTTAGCAAAGCAAACAAGCGGAAGTTCGCTTACGGCGTATCCAAGATATTACTACTTCAAGTTCTGATATCTATAAAGGAGATTGCGTATGAGTAAAAAGTTAATTGATCTCACGGGTTTATCTGCATACAAAACCAGTTCTGACGCTAAATACCAAGATAAGTTGACCGCTGGTAACTGTATATTTCTGAATAGTAATGTTATATCAGCAGGTTCAACGTATGTGCCACAACTTACCAGCGGGTCCCAATCAGTAGCAAGCAACACCGATGTTACAATAAGTAGTTTTACATTGGCACCAGGAAATTATATCCTTATGTATACTTGCCAATTTAATTCAAATTCTTCTGGGTATAGACGTTGTAGTGTCGTCGTCGAAGCTAACCCTAATTATGAATTCAGAGACGTTCGGCCTGCCGTTAATGGAACTCTTACTCCTACAGGAGTATTAACTATGTTTAGACTTTCGAGTGCCACAATGATCAGGCTAAAAGCATGGCAAAGCAGTGGAACAACACGTACAGCATATCCAAGATGTTATTACCTTAAGTATTGAGATTGATAAAGGAGACCCAAAATGCCAACCGTACATGGAAAACTAAATGTAGGAGATTTTATAATCTCTGACGATTACGAGCACTTAAGAAATCTTCCTCAGATCAACGACGTTCTCGTAATCGGAAATAAACCACTGGATGCTTATGGTATCCAACCCACAAACGACTATGCCGATTCAACCGACATAGACAGACTTTTTAATTAAGGAGGCACACAGATATGCCAGCAGCAAAACTCATTAAATTAGACACTCTCAGTTACTATGACGCGAAGTTGAAGTTGTTCTTAACAAGCAACTATGCAGCAATTTCTGATATTCCGACAGTTCCTACAACTGTATCTTCATTTACGAATGACGCTGGATATCAGAACGCTTCCCAGGTATCAACGGCTATCAATACTGCTATTGCAGGAATTTCTGGTATCTCTTTCGAGATAGTACAAACTCTCCCTGCAACGGGCGACCCTGGTACAATCTATCTTGTGCTTGATTCACAAGGTCCCACAGGTGATATCTATGCAGAGTGGATTTACATTAACAATGCTTGGGAGAAGATCGGAACAACAGCCGTAGATTTAACTGGTTATACAAATTGGGATTCTGCCAATGAGGAACTTGAAGTAGACGGAACCGTTATCTATATGTTTGCTACTAATGCCGAAATCGACAACTTATTTACCTAAGCATGATCAGGAGGCCCTAAATGGACACAGGCGCACTCATTGCTACCATAGTGGGCTCGATTCTTGCGAGTTCAGGCCTCTGGGCTGTAATTCAAACATTGATTGCCAAAAAGACAGGCAAGGAAAAGACGCTTGAAGATATAAAGGCACAGCTTGCCGAGTTAAAACAAGACAATATTGAGGCACTTGCATATCGCAAGTCCAGAGAGTTGCTTGAAGAATCCCGATTGGCCGCACAGAAAGCCGAAAGAGAGGCAATGCTGTCGGCCCAAAGGGACCTTATGCGTGAACGGTTGCTTGATGTATATTACCGTTGCATGGCAAAAGGGTTTTACTCTAAGGAAGAACGAGAAACCTATGGAGCTTTATTCGAATGCTATGAAAGCGAACCGTTTAATGGCGACGGAGTTCTCCACGATCTGCAACCGATAATGAAAGCACTTCCGTGGACAAAGGAAAATTCATAAGAGGTCAGGAATAAAAAACCTGACCTCTTACATTTTATAGGAGATTATTATGGCTGATAAATTAGTCCGTTTACCGCAACTTCAGCGGTTTAAAACAAATGCAGATTTAAAATATCAGGATAAACTGACCGCAGGGAATAATATCACGATAAGTAATAATGTTATTTCTGCCCAGACCTTTGGTCAGCAGAACATTTACAATGCAACAATTACTTCCGCTGGTTGGTCAGGAACTTCCAATACTGTCAGTGTTTTAGGAATTTCCGCAGGTGATGATGTCGAAATAGTTGGTATCAATCCGACAGGCCTAACTAATCCACAGATAAATGCTGCAAAGAATGCGCTTTATTTAATCACATACGGCACAACTGCTGCCAATGCGATTACTTTCTATGCGTTAGGTGGTCTGCCCAGCGTAGATATTCCTGTAACGTTGCGAAAGATCGAGCATACAAATTTAACTGCAATAGAATATACTGCAGGAGCCAGTATCTCTTTGAATAACGGAGTTATATCCGCAACCCCTGTGTTCCAAAATGGACATAGTATTTCTATTTCAGGTGGTGATAATAAGGTTTCTGCAAATACCACAAAAGATATTTATACCGCAACGAGAAACTGCAAGTTTTATTTTAATGTTCAATGTCAAAATACTGATACCACAGCAAGAACTACGAAAGTTTATTTAAACAGCGTTGAAGTATATTCCCAATATGTATCTGTTTCTACTAGATATACCAGAATCCTTAATGGTTGTTTAATCTTATCGGCAGGTGACGTCGTTTCCATTCAAAACCCATACGGCTTTGAATTTGAAGTTCCTTGTGCAGTATTCTACGAATAAGGGGGTTATTATGGGAATCCTATATAACAGATTTACCCCTGGATTTACCTTGTTGCCCTATTCTGATCAGTCGAAGATCATTACTTATGCCACATATGAGAACTTTGACGCTAATAGTTCGACTTGGGGAGAAGGAACAGCACCTATTCAACGATCTGGTACTTGGTCTAAAGATCAGGATGCCTCAGGCTATATCAGTTTTCACACAAGTTATAATTGGATTTTAAATACTTCCGCTTTAGGCAATAAGTTTACTGTATATGAGGTGTTAAAACATATAAATTATCCTCAGGATCCCGATCCTGCATATAATCTTATAATTTCTAGGGGTTCTCAGTCTGAAAGATTATTCAGTCCAGATCAAACTTCTGATGGCCAAAACGTTGTCTATAATTATGTTTGTCGAACTTCTGTAAATACCTTTGACGTTTCTTGTCAGTTACCCACATTAGATCAATTACATGTAACCGCTGCAGCCTATGAATATTCCCCGACCAATAGGAAATGTCGATTACAGGCTCTTTGCAATTCTGACTTTGGTGGATTCCCATTTTCTTCGACGAACTACGCAGAAATTGAAGGTATCCAACTAGCAGGGAACTCTATAACTACTAGGTGCTATAAGTTTATTGCAGTAGTTGCGGAAGATGAAGCGAACCTTTTTATCGGAAGTAATTCTGTTGTTCGCTACAACATGGCCGTGCTCAAAGCATATTTTGGAATTGAATACGATAGTCCTATTTAGTTCGGCAATATACAAGTTTTAGTTTTTAAGGTCGCTCAGGCGGCCTTTTTTAATGACCAAATCAAGGAAGGAGAAAAAATCATGTCTAACAAAACGTATGACACCCTCAAGGCTATCGCCTTATTTGCTGTGCCTGTGCTGGCTTTCATTACGGCTCTCTGTTCCATTTGGAATGTTCCGTATTGCGAGCAGATCACGGCAACACTTACCGCTATCGACACTCTCTTGGGCGGTATCGTCATTGTTGCGAAGAAGCTCTATGACGGAAAGGAAAAGTGATTATGGGCTACATAGTAAATGAAATGATCAAACTCGCCCAGTCACAGGTTGGCTATGCTGAATCGCCCCTTGGCTCCAATCATAACAAGTATGCCCAGTATTTCGATACGGAAAAGAGCAAGGGCGGGCCTTATCCGTGGTTTAACGGCAAAAAGCAGAATGTCGCTTGGTGCGCTATCTGGGTATGCTGGCTGTTCGTTATGGTCCTCAGGCCTATCCTCGGAGACGCTGAAAAGGTTAGGGTATGGCTTAAATTCCCGAAACCTGCAGATAATTGTGCTGCTGGCTGTCCATATTTATGGCAGTACCTCGTAAACAGAGGTTGGAAAGTCGACAAGAAAAAGGGCCAAGCAGGAGATATTATCTTCTTCAATGCCAAGTGTACCCATGTCGGAATAATCGAAAAGGTTGAGAACGGCAAATATTACACTATCGAGGGCAATAAGAATAACAAGGTGTCCAGGAGTTCTTATTCGATCAGCAGTTCCAGTATCTACGGTGTAATTCACCCTGACTATGCTGATATCGAACCCAAAGAGGATCCGAAACCTGCGCCTGAGCCCGTTGTAACACCTGAACCTGAAAAGCCTGCAGCACCTGTTGCTCAGAAGTATCAGGTCAAGACAAACGGTGGCACCCTTGCTTTAAGGTGTGCTCCGAGCACAAAGTCGGCCAATATCCTCTGGATTCCGAATAAATCTGAGATCATGGTAACGACATTCGTTAAAGGTGAGAAGATTTACGGCAATGATCAGTGGGCTAGGGCTACTTACAAAGGTAAGACTGGCTACTGTTCTGCATACTGGATAAAGAAATCGTAGGTTCTGCCCATATTAACCTCCATTCTTATAGGAATTACCCCATCGGCTCTGTCGGTGGGGTTTTTCTATTGGCACGAAAAAAGCACCAGGAAATTCCTGGTGCTCTCTCAACCGAGTAAGCCTCATATCTAAGGTTTACTCTCAAATTATAGCATATTTCATGATCACATCATAGTGAAATCCCATATATTTAACCGAATTTTTTAGTGTCCAGAGCTTCTGCTGCCTCTTTCAGCATTTGGTCGGTTGTATGCTGATATGTCGGCAGAGTTTGCATAGATACAGAGTGGCCAACAAGGGGCTTCAAAACCGATTCCGAAAGCACTCTGGAAGCATACGAGATAAACGTGTGTCTGCAACCATATAGAGAGATATCCTTGGGGGCTCCGATCAGTTCACAGACTTTCTTAAACCGAAGATTGATCTTGGCAGAGCAGGCGATTTCTCCGTCAGGACGGCAAAATATGTATTGCGAGTGCAGATCCGCAGTCTGAGCAATCTGCTTTTCGATAGCAGCCTTGGCCAGGGTAGATAAGGCGATCTTTCTGGTAGCATTCTTAGTCTTTCCGCCAGGTCTAATGTTCTTGTGGGTATTGATAGACCTTTTTATGGTGCAGAACGTACCGTCATAGTCCTCATACTGCAGCCCAAGTATCTCACCAGGTCGACAGCCAGTAGCCAGGGCAAATCGGAAAAACGGTATGTAATACTGATCAGCAAAGGGCTGGCTATCGTCAAAGATAGCGGCCATCTGATCTTCCGTGAGAATAGATTTCTCTTTGACGGGCCTTACAGACTTAGGAATATACAGATCGTCGGACGAGGTTACTTCCAGGCCATCTTTCTTGCAATATTTCAGAAATTCTCCGAGAGTGTTGCGAATAGACTTTACAGACTTCTCCGAAAGATAAGTATTATCACGCTTGCGGGCGTTATTAAGGCAGCTCTGCCACTCGTTAGTAGTAACCGAAGAGAGTTTGCGATTTCCCAATATAGGCTTGACATAATTCTTATAATCGCAGTCTAACCTCTGGACACCTTCAGGCTGATACCTTTGGCCAGCGTCCTCTAAAAAACGTTTCCATTGAGAATCTACGGTTGTAAAAAGGTTATCCCTTGGACCGCTAAGCCACTCTGATCTCTTGGAGAGGCATTCATTGTAGCCAGCACGTCCTGGTTTTATGCTGGTAAAGGTGCGGACACACTTCCTATTCTCATAGACAGTCAGCACCCAGCGTTGACGCTTTTCATTCCAATTTGGCTTGCTCATGATCTCGGCTCCCTCGGTTAATACTTTTATTATATCTTTAGTATGGGAGAAAATTGTCGCACATTTTAAAAGAAATCTTCCATTCTTACATTGACAAAAGATTTTTGAGGCGGTACTGTAAGAGCAACCGAGTATAAGTCGATCATATCAATAGTACAAGAGTACCCCAGACTTTCGGAATATTTATTCCTATGGGAGGCTCTTTTTTTATGCAGAACCGTAAAGGTATCATTTATCCCCGAATCGTTGAAGAAGTCGTAGATTATGCAGAACTTCAAGAAGTTTGGCACTGCAGCTACCTGACAGCATACCGTATTATGCACGGTCAGATTCTTCCTAATCACAAGCGTAAAGATCAATTAGCAGAATACCTTGGGATTCCGACAGCGGAACTCTGGGTTAAGTCTGAAACTGTGGTCGTAGGCAAGTATAGAGGTGTATCGGTAAGCCCTTCTGAAGAAAATTCCGAAATAATTTCAGAATTATAAATCGAGGGATATCTATGCAGAATTATTATCATATAAAGACCGTCAGTCGAGGTTGGACTAAACTACCGAATGCGATTAGACATGATAAAAACCTGACTTCTGATGCCAAGGTAATTATTGAGGAACTTTTATCTGTTTCAGGAGATTTTCATATTTCTGAAAATAGCATAGCCAGTTCAGTCAATTTATCTCTTGAACGAGTAAAAAAGGCAATCAGACTTCTAAAAAATACGGGTTATATCCAGATAATCAGACTCAAGGATGGTACTCGTTTTGTGGGCTGCCAATGGGGAATATCTGACACAGGTGGTACTTTCCATCAGGTGGAAAACCCGACGTGTGGAAATCAGGCGACTGAAAACCAGGCGACTGAAATGGCTATAAATCCTACTGGTAATTCCATTCGCCTGGAAACCGAGCGTATGGAAACCGCTCGACTGAAACCCGCTCGCTTGGAAAACCTACCTATATATCAATCTATCAACGAATATCAACAGACAAACTATCAAAGAACAGAAGATAAAAGACCAACAGATAATGAACTAATATATCAAGAGAGAGAAGGTCAAAGCGGATCTCCATCTCCTTCCCCCTTAAATCTATCCGCAGAAAGCGTTATATCTTCAGGAGAGGTAAACACTATCCAGGCCTTTAATCGTTTCTGTGAGGTATATCCGAATCTAGGTGATAGAACCGCAGCCCAAAATGCTTTTATGGCTGTTCCAGACATTGACAAGATATGCTGGCAGATCGTCAACTCAGTTGAATGGTTTGAGAAACGGCAGAAATGGGATAACTGGCAGACTGGACAAAAGAATGTATCCTGCCCCCAAGCTGCTAAATTTCTCACACGTGGCGACTGGCAAGAATATTTGAAGTCGGGAGCAACTGTATCAACTACGGACCGCATACTAGCGATATTAGCAAAGGAGAATGGAAATGAAGCTCACGGATAAGACATTTGCAGAAATGATTACCGCCTTGCAAGACACCTACATAAATTGGGAGTTGCCTGAGGGCTCTGTAACTACCTGGAAGAACGCTCTGGCGGTATCAATAGTTGATGAACTTTTACCCCAGGTCATATTGGACTGGGTATTGAATGTAACCACACCACCGAAGAACCCTGCGGAGATCATTAAACATGCCAGCGATATGGTTAAGAAGAAGTATGGTAGTGCAGATACCTCTGCTGATATCCTTATTGAGAGTGCTCGTAACGCCTATACTGTGTCTAACGACTTTATATCATTTGTCGAGGACTACAAAGATAGTTTTGCCTCAGCATTCGGTACGCCAGCCGAGGAAGCCTATATTATGCAAAAGGTATTTGATAATTCTGGCAGCCCTAGCGTTCTGATCATGGTCTATGACGAGTATAAGGGCGAGTTAAAGGATTGTTTTACGGGCGATGCTGAACGTGGCGTGGAGTTTTTAAGAAATCAGATCAAGAAGAAATGGAACGAAAAAGCGACCGAAACTGCAAAAGACTTTCTTAGAACGGGTGAAATCGGAGTAATTCGAGGTAAAATGTTACTAGGTAGCCGTCACCCAAGGAACCTTTTAGGCAGTTCCTCAACCGATGTAACGACTTTGTAACGACCTTCAGAAATTAAAAATCCTCAAACCCAATGGATTCAAGGATTTTAGGTGGTGGAGCATACGGGACTTGAACCCGTAACCTCTGTATTTTTACGGTAGATTACTGAAAGGTATGAAATAGCAAAACCGCATAAAATAAGCCTTTTGAGGCTCCCGCTAAAAATCTGATAGATTTCTGACAGGTTCAAAATAGAAAGTGTAACGACCTATTGTAACGACCTGGAGGATATACTAATGGATATTACCAATTCATTCTGCTACTGCGACAAGTGCGGTAAACCTATTGACGCTCAGCCCAACTCTGACAACCCAACTTACAGCTTCTGCCCTGAATGTGCAGCCAAGTTGTTCCAAAAGATATTTGGAGATCAGGAGGCAGAGCAATGAGAGATCAATTCTACTTACATTTTACAAAAATGCCAAAGGCTACTGCCCAGATGAGGCAGTTTAACGGTAAAACCCATACTTGCTACAAGAGTAAGACTTTAGAGGCAACAGAACGGCTATACAGAGCCCAACTGACACCTCATAAACCAGAGAAACCTGCAGAAGGACCGATAAGGCTCTTTATCTGCCTTTATTTTGATAAGGCAAGACCGAAGAAACTCTGGGGAAAGTATAAGATTACGCGTCCTGATGTCGATAATTTTTGCAAGGCCCTTATTGATCAAATGACCAAGTGCGGCTATTGGCTCGATGATGCCCAAATAGCGGACCTACATATCATAAAAAAATATGCAGAAAACGCCAGCATATATATCGAATGGAGTGAGGTCGAAGAATGAAAGTTAACTTTAATGTACCTGCTGGATCAGGGATATCAGTAAGCGGATATATAGATGGCACTATCACTTTATATATAAAAGCAGCTTACCACGAAGAACTGAATCTTGAAATGAACGAAGAAACGGCAATCAAGGTTGGACATGCTTTGTTGAAGATGACTGGAACCGAAAGACAAAAAGGTTCCTGGAACTGCACAGGTAGGTGCTCTTGCTGCGGTGAGTTTTCAGAAGATACTGGCAACTACTGTTCCAACTGCGGAGCAGAGATGGTGAGGTGAATAACAATGACTAATGACGAATTTACCTGCTATGTGCGAGTTTGCGGCACTAAACAAGAGATAGGCCGTGAATCGGATAGGTTTCTGCAATATCTGAAAAGCATAAACTACAAAGGCCCGATAACAACAAGGTTTCTTCCTGGCGATTTTGTATTTGATCTTGGTTTTGGCTATGAGTATCACTTCATTGACATTACCGCATATAGGACCTGGTGTCTGGGAAGAACATATCGTTTTTTGAGTCCTGAGGGTATTGATTCTATCTATCAAAGCGGACATCCGAGAATCGAGGTGACTGGGAATGGGTGATCTAATTAGCCGTAAGGCCCTTATAGAGCAAATGGCAGACGTTTATGAGTATACGGAACCGACGCTGAGCGATTGCACTGATATGGTCAAAAATGCGCCTGACGCACAATCAGAAGTAATCAGGTGTAAAGACTGTAAATACCAAGTCAAGACATTCTGTACCGATAAGAGATTTACAGAGGGTGGCTACTGGGAAGTAGGCTGCAAGCATTTCGGAGAAATCATAGGTTATTGGGGTTGGGGTGGACAAGACGATCAATATTGCTCTGACGCTGAGCGAAAGGAGATAAGAGAATGAGTAATTTATCTGATAGGCAGTGGGAATCGCATATCTGGCTCAGCAGAATGTGGGGAAAAGACAATGAAATCGAGAGTTATGAGAAGCGTAAAGCCGATATCATTTCGTCGCTCTCTGGCATAGGTAAATACGACGCTGATTTTATTCCTGCCCAAACGGGTGAGAACTCGGTTGAGACCAAAAATATCGAATACAGTCTTATGAACCAGAAGATAGAAAAGTTAATGAATGAGATAGCCGAAGAAAACGTCAAGACTATTCAGATCATAGACAAGATCAAAGACCCGACCAAGCATAACATGCTATTCGACCGATATATCAACAGAATGTCTTGGTCCCAGATCGGTGACAAGTATCATTACGCAGAGCGACAGCCATATAGATATATGCACACCTGCTTATCGGCAGTAAGAGAGTTCATACCCGACGATTGGGTATTTGCAGCAATCAAAGACAGCGGAATGACAAGAGGGTAAGCAATATGAGACCAATAGACGCAGACGCTTTACTAGTAGCAATAAAAGGCGACATTATGGGTGGTTTAAATTATGAGCGATATATCAGGGAAGCTCCTACGCTTGAACTACCTGAAAAGCAGATACCAATAGCTGTAGTTCGCTTTGACGAAGAAAAGTTGAAGGAATTGACCGACCAAATCGTTGAAAAGATCAAGAGCGGAGAAATATACCTTCAAACAGATCCAGAAAGACCAAAAGGCACGTGGATATTACACATAGATGACTTATTCCCAGCAGAAAGCACCGAAGAATGTCCTTTTTGCCATGAAGAACAGTCTATATGGAACGGAAACGATGATAACTTCTGTCCTAACTGCGGAGCGGACTTACGAGGCACAGAAGATGAAGAATAAACTTGGTTTTAAACTCAGATATACAATCTGGAAAGAATGGAAATCCGCTAACCTTAACAACAAGTTCTATCAGTATCTCGTGCTATTTAATCTCGCACAATCTCCAACATTCAATAATGCCGTAACGTGGCACTTCGTTTGTGAGGGCCTAAAAGATTACGACAAGATACTATCAGAACTCTCAGTAATACCAATTTCGGAGGTAGAAATAGAATGAACTATACCGCAGTAATAATAACAGCAATTATATGTCTTACAATCGCATTCATTTGTTATACGGGTAAGAAGAAATGACAAAGATGACAGTAAATGACAGTACGATTTAAGTTAATATGATATTGGAAAAATAAGTTAACGAACCCGAGGAACCAAAACCCCTCGGGTTTTTTAATGGAGTTCACCATGCCAAAGACAGCAAGAGCAGATCATACTTGGGCCAAGGTCGCATACCAGAAAGCCAAGAAGATCGTATATGCACAGCAATCAGTATGTGGTATCTGCGGACGACCAGTAGATAAGAAACTACCGTTCCCAAATCCGTGGAGCCCAACAGTAGATCACATCATACCAGTCCAAAAGGGTGGGGATCCTGTCAATCTTGAGAACTTGCAACTGGCTCACCTGGCATGTAACAGAGCCAAGGCTACGAAACTTGTAGCCGTAACCGTCAAAGAAAAGAGCGTGAGCAACAGAGACTTACCGCTCTCAACAGATTGGACCAATATTTAGTTTGCAATTATCAAAAGAATTTGACAAATCTCGGTAGGGGGCTAGTGGACCCTGGTATCTAGGTATCAGGACT